AAGTGTAATTAGGGGAATACCAATACCATTTCTCTCTGTTGCTACGGCATCAATCTTATAATACTTATCTCTGAAAAACCAATGCTTATAGGCTTGTCTTAAAAGTGAAGTGCCTAAATAGTTGTCCCCTTCCTGCCTATTGGTAAATACCATTAGCTTTTCAGTTGGAATAGTAAACTCTTGAAGACTATTGTTTTTATAAGCTCTCTGTACTACATTCTCTAATTCCCCATTTTTATCTGTATTCCACTTTATAATAGTTTTTGGAAGTCTGGGTGCCCATTTTCTCCAGCAAATCTTACCATCTTCTCTAATCTTGTATATCACTTCAAAAAGCATTACTCCGTATGGGTGCATAAGAAGAATTTGTCGGAGAGTATCGTCCCATTTCAGAACTCTTTCCTCGAATAAATTACTTTTTATAAACTCTGCAATTTCCTCACCTTGAGCATCGTCTGTACCAGGTTCAACAGTCCACTCTGCCGATCTGATTGGAAGTTCGCACGTTAAAATAGCAGCCTGAACAGAAGCGTCAGACCACCGCATTTTATCAACTGTTGTGTAAAGAGTAGAACCTTCAAGAGCTGTTACATATTCATCAGTATCAATAATCCCTTGAAAGTTAGTCGTTCCCGAAGCACCAATTCCGGGTTTGGAAGATGTTTTCTTTTTCGCAAACTTTTGTATTGTTCCTTTTACTGCCATTTTTTTAACTCCTTTTTAGAACTCCTGCTTAAGAATACCTGCAGTAATCGGTTTTTGTCTAGCAGGTATATCTTCTGCCGAAGGTTCAGCCAAAGAGCCTATTGACAGCTTGTCTATTCCTAGCATCGCATAGTTAGTTGCCATTGTCAAGTGATCTGCACCAAGTTTTTTATAAGTCCATCTAACTATTCCGTGGCTATCTTCTTCTTTATCTTTTGCCCAGTTGCACATATGTCTGATAAGAGTATCAACTGGGTGGCTCAATCTCGGTAGAATAACTTCGTGCCTATTAAATTTATCAGCCATTCTGTCTAACGACTCCATTTTATTAACCACTACCCGATATTCCTTCTTCTCACTATCTTTTACCCACTTTATAAACTCTTTCTGTCTTTCGTTGTAATAAATTAACCATACCTTGCCTTTGTATTGCATTGCAAACCTTCTGGCTGAATGTTTGTTTGGCAAGGCATCAAGCATACAAAACACCACTCCAAACTGATCCATTAAATCAGGCAATCTATCGAAGGTATCACAAACCTCTGTATGGACTAATCTAATCTCACCGGATTTTTCTTTAACATAAATTACTATGCTTAATTCATCTCCCTGATCAACTCCCATAATTGACCGCCTGCAACCCTTCTCTAAATCGTGCTTGTTTTGGATACAAGCCAGCAAGGTATCTCTGTTAAGAGGCTGGTTCTCACCACCATAGGCATCTCCTAAAACAAAATTATGGAAGTCCCTAACCCCTGAAAGCTGTTTAGTCGGTCTTACTCTTGAGCGTTCTTCTTTCTTTAATATCTCTGTCGCTGAAATCCAAGGTGCCATTAACTGGGTAATATGATAACCTGAAACATTCCAGTCTTTATCCCCTGTTGCCTTCCATTCCCCATTCCGCCTAGCATCATCAGTAATCGTAGCCAAACAATAAACACAAACATATCTCGCTTCTTTTGTATCACCTCTAATTGAGTCGGGATATTTCAATATCTGAGGCTTGCCACACTTCGGGCATTTAACAAACCATTCCTTTTTATCTGAACGACTGAAAAGATAGTCAATACCAAACTCTGGAATAGTAGGAGTTGATAACGCTAGAAACCATTTGTACTTAGAGTGCGACATACGCTCCCGGTACATATCAATTATGTCTGGCTTTGAAAAGTCAATCTCATCGTGGATATTAAAATCGCTGTCAACTGCTATCGCTTGCCGTTCCGACCAAGCACCTCTGAAATAAATAAAAGAATTGCCAACTTGTTTTAACTCTATACCACCAACAACAGACCGAGAAAGATGAGATGAAGATTGTATAACAGGATTTATCCTTGCCTTAGCAAACTCCGCTACATCTGAAGCAGTAGGAAAAGTGTAAATAATAGCTACGTCGTTGGTGTCTGCAAACCATAAAGCTTTATTGATAGCAAAAGTAGAAATACCAATCTGTGCAGCCTTTTTAATAACCATTTCTGTTGACTTGTCCTCGTATATGTCAACTAAATATCTATGGTCATAAAAATCTAACGGATCGCCTTTTGGAGTGATAACATAATCAACTGACCAAGAAAACAGAAAATCATTTCTGCTTCCCTCTATTATCTTTGCGAGTTCTTCGTCTTTCTGTAAGTTGTTTTTTGAGTGCTTCATTTGCAGCCTTCTTTAATTCATCTGATACTTCTCCAATCTGGAGTTTAACATCACCATCAATTTGCATCTGCTTCGGGTATAATTCACGCTCTGCTTTCAAACCTTCTGATACTAGAGTTATCAATGTCCTATCGTCCATCTGTCTTACCTTTTTACCTAATTGAGGATTTTCATCAACCGAGTCCAATTCTCTTAATCTCTTTTGAAGTCTTTTAACACCACCAGCCTGCAAGAAACGTGCCACCTTTGCGTGCCTAATAATCAAATCTTTAATCGAGCCTTCAATTTCTTCTAACGCTTCTTTTTCCTGTCTATCCCAACGTCTTTTTTTATCAGCTACCCAACCCTCACTAGTAGATATGTTTCTCAAAGAGCCATAACCCATTTTATATTCTTTAGCCACTTCTTTTAAAGACATTGATTGATTTCCAATGTAAGCACCCTTAGCACCTTCCCAATCAATTTTTTTTGGTTTTGCCATTAAATTCCTTCTTTCTTTCTAAACGCCTAGCTCTACGCTTTGCTAAATTTCTCTTTTTCTTATTTTTACCAGCCATTGTGAATTGTCATATTATTGTCAGATTAAAGTCATCTTATCTTCCCTTCTTTATTTTGTCAACCAATCTAATCTCAATCTGTAAACCATCTAATATTTTTTCTTTGATTATCCTTGCTATTGCTTCCATCATTCTAGGAGGAACACAGTTACCTATCATATCTATTTGTATCCCTCTACTTCCTATAAATTCAAAGCTATCAGGAAAGCTTGTAAGTCTTGCTAGTTCTCTTATGGAAAGAAACTGTAAACTATATTTATAGTGTAAAAGGCCAGTTCCAGCTGACTTAATAATTGTTGGACAAGGACTATCCCTTTTAATTCTCCTTAATCCAAATAGACTTCCCTTTTTATGATATTTTGCTGCATTTTCACCTAATTTTAGTTTTTCTCCATACCACCTTAATCCATTAGTAATTTCCTTTCTATTCTTCTTTTCAGACTCTTCAAGGTCTTTTATTGCCATTCCTGCTGTAATTATGTTTCCACTTGTTGGACTAGGAAATACTGGTTCTATACCAAAATCTTTTCTTATACCTATCCAAATTAACCTTTTTCTAGCTTGTGGAACATTATAATTTTTTGCATTCATCATTCTACATTTAGTTTTATATGGTAATTTTCCAAATTCGTTCATTATTTCATTAAAAATTCCTTTCATTTCTCCAAACGAAAGTCCTAGAACATTTTCCATTACAAAAACCTTTGGAGATAATTCCCTAATTAATCTTATAAATTCTAAAAAAAGTATATTTCTTTTATCATTAACCTTCCTTTTTCCTGCTACTGAAAAGCCCTGGCAAGGCGGAGAACCATCAAGCAAATCAAGTTCTCCTAGTTTTAATCCTGTAAATTCAAATATCCTACTAGATGTTATAGTAGTTATATCCTTACACCAAAAAGGTATATTAGGAAAATTAGTATTAAATGTTTCTTCACAATTTTTATCAAAATCAATAGCAAGAAGTTCATTATAACCAGCCATTTGGTAACCAAGGCTAGAACCACCACAACCAGCAAATATAGAGATTATTTTAGGTTTTATTTCCATAATTTTTACCACTCATATCCACATTTTGGACATTTATTTTTAGTCTTTAACTGGTTAGGCATATCCTTTTCATCTATATTTTCAGGAAAACCTATATCTTCACCAGGATTATATAATTTTAATTCCCAACCTTCTAAACCAGTCAAATCAAGGTCTAAATCCAAATCCTCACTACTTAATTCATAGACCATCTTTTCCAACTTGGTAATATCCCACTTACCACTAATCCTATTAAGAGCAATATTAAGCATTGCTTCTTTATTCCTATTAAGACTTATCCAAACAGTAGGAACTTCTTTATGACCTTCGTCTTTAGCAGCTCTCCACCGCATATTTCCACCAATAATAGTAGGTTTTTTCTCTTTATCTTTAAAACTGGAATGCTTTCTGTCGTTGATAACAAGAGGTTCAACAAAACCAAATTCTTTAATTGACTTTTTAAGTTTCTCAAACTGCCCTTCTTCTATTTCTCTAGGATTTTCAGGATATGGATAAATACTATCAATTTGAACGTTTTTTATTATCATCTTTCACCTCCTTAACTTCTGGTGCATTTCCTTTTACATATTCATTTAAAAACATTTTCAAGTCTTTAGCAAACGTTGATTTCAGCTCAAACTCCAAACAACCAAACCAATGTTCTTCTCTTTCTGTCGAACCTCCCAACCGCTTTTTTTCTTCTCTTAGTTTAATTTGAAGCCAGCCCTTTTTCTTGGTAGTAATATCGTAATAAGCTCTCTTGGATTTACCCTCCAAAAGCTTTTTAGTTTTAGAATGAAGCCAATTAGTGACTATCTCAGGATTGTTTCTATGTGGTAATGGCATTATCTATACTCCTTATCTATAATTTCTAATGCTCTATTCATTAACTTAATAACCTTCTCCCATTTCTCCATTCTTTCAACAGTCCAATTACTACTAAAAACAAACTTTTCTTCCTGACATTCATTCAAAATTTTAACTTCATCTGTTTCATAATCAATATCTAGGTATATCTCAAATTCCCCTTCTGAAACTTTATACCGCATTTTATTTTTTTTTATCTTCATTTTTACCCCCATTACAGACCGCAATTAAATAAGGAATTCTGTTTGATGTCAAATCAGTCGGTCTGCTTAAAACTGACTTGACTTCAACTTGCTTGAATGCTTTCTTTAAAAACTTTTCCAATCCATTTTTGTTATACATTACCCTATGCTCTATCGTTTCTTCTGGTGGCATACAGTTATCAGGAACGCTGAAAATCGCCATCGTACAATTCTTTGATACTTCCTCAATCAATTCTAATCTTTGTTTATCGTCCAAATGCTCTAACAATTCTAACCCTATAATTAAATCATATTTATAATCTAATCCAATCGGTGGAATTTTCTTAACTTCGGCAGTTATCCCATCTTCATTACATATATCCACCGCTACTTTTGAGATATCAATTCCTACATAATTAACTTTTGGAAAAGCACTTATCAATCTTTTCGCAAAAATCCCCACTCCGCAACCAAGTTCTAGCACTGAAAAACTTTGATTTGGCTTGTAAATCTTGCCTATTAAATCAATAAGATATTTCTGTTTATCTGGATAAGTTCTCCAAGTTTCTTTTCCTTCTTCTTTATAAATATTATCCCAATGCTCTTTGGTATTTGGGTTCTTAAAATTAAGAGGATGAATGCCTAAATCTTTACGAGAGTTCGGATACCAGCGTTTCAATGTAATTGTAGTAAATCGCATATTCTCACGCATCCAAGCTGCTACGCTTGGCTTGTGCTGTTTAGCCCAGTCAAAATTAGTAATAGTAGTTTTGCTGACGTGTCCGACTTTGATCCCCGGATGTGCCCAAATTTTAAAACCACAATCCTTTTTGGCTTTCAGGCAGAAAACTAAATCCTCTGAAAACCCACCCTTCCACTCGCACATTGGTTGCTTCATTTTTTCTAAAACATATCTAGGAATAAGCATAAAACCCATTCCTGATCCGTCAATCTCAAACGGAGCATTTCCCCAAGTTTGATAATTGTTATAACAACCAGCTTGTAAATTAAGTTTCTTGATAATTGGTATATGAGGCTCATTCTTTGTGAAGTATATTCCCGTAACTATATCAACGTGAGAGTTTTGGATTAAGTCATAGGCAAGCTCTAAACTATCAGCTTCCCAAATCATATCAGAGTCTATAAAAAGCAGATAATCCATATCCGTTTTTAGAAATTTATCAATAATCCCATTTCTGGCAATATGATGAACCTTGCTCTCGCTAATCATTCTATAACTGCAAGGACTTTTACCAAACATTTTAAACAACCCCAACATAAACTCATAATCATACTTTGTATCACTTCCCCGTGGAAGTCCAATGGCAATTTTTGTTTTTGGTGGTACGCTCACGTTTCTAAAAATAGGAAATCGCTCCTATCCCTCATTTTAAATATTAATAATTTCTTCTTCATTTGATACTTTTCTGTCTTATATCCTTTTGTGTCTTCAACTGTAAACATCTTGCTTTGTGTATCGTAATAACTGAAATCAGCTCTGTATGTAATTGCTCTTATTCCCTTTCCCCTATATCTAAACTTTGGCTGGAGGGTAAAAATCGGCTGTTGTTTTAACCACTTAATATCCCCAGCTTTCTCAATCAAATTCAATTCATCACACCTTCTAGCTTCCTTAATAGAGTCGTGCTTATGTCCTTGATAGCAAGTTGCAACCCTAGAAAAATATTTACTTCTTTTTGGTGCCATCAGAATTACTGGCATTTTTCTCCTTTTCCGGCACTTTAATAATCAACTGTCCTTTCGCTAAATCTACTGTTGAATTTTTGAGCAGTTCAGGTTTTATGCTTAAACGCTTAAAAACTTCACTCACTAAATAAAGTCTATATCTTTCCTGTATTGCTTGAAACATCTCCTCCTGCAAAGAAGCAACATTCAAAAGCATACTTAATCTGTCTGCCTCTAACTTGGTTAAACCGTATTTTTTTTCTTTCATTTATTCCTCCTTATGTTAAATACACGTTAATAATATGTTAATGTTAACCTATTATTATTTTTCCTCTTTAATAAATTCATCAATAGTAATAATAACTGCTTTAAAAGCTTTAATCATTTCTTTAAACTTAACAATTTCTTTTTGCATTCCGTCATAATCTGTCCCGGGTTTCATAAGAAGCGTTCGCTTCTCTGCAGTCCTTAAATTTATTTCTGCTTCCAAAAGTTTTGTATTTGCCTGATCGTGGAAACTTTCTAAAATTTCAATTCTAGTTTTCATATAATTCACCCCCTTTTTTATAATTCTCTCAGCAAGCGTAGCAGTAAAAACTTTTGATTTAAACTACACCGCCTGTTCAAAGAACTATTTAACAACTTATCTGGGCAGGTAAGGTTTCGCTCCTTACAGCTACTCAACCAAGTGCTACTCGGTATTCGACCGCTTTACGCAGTTCGATTCGCTACACGCCAGCCCAGGTTGTGAATTCCCGTACTGGTATCTTCTGGCTCTCTGGCCAAACTGCCCAAATAAATTGTCAAACTGTCATCTTTCCGCAACTCGGACAAATCAACATTGAGCTTATTCTTTTACAATGTTTACACTTGTGCGATTGTTGCCAATCAGGTTTTTTAGATTTCTTTTTCTCAGCCATAATGTCTATTTTAAACTTTATATCATAC